TCCGTTAAAAGCGGTAACTCGCTGAGTCTCTCCAGAATAAGTTCCTGAAGCAAGCCTGATCCATTTGCCGACGTGGTCGTTTGTTCCACCAATGATGTTAGTGTCAACGACTGAGGAGGTGTCGACTCCTGAGGTAGTAAGACCAATATAGACAACGCCCAGTTCCTCTCCGGCTGCTTGCCGTGTGTCAGCACGTGTGATTGCTTGCATTACGGGCATTAGAGGACATCTCCCTGAGCTTCTGGTAGTTCTCCCCTGGCTATCCTGCGCTTATCTTCCCATACTACCCTAGCTTTAAGGGCTTCTTGCAGCTCTCTTACTTCATCAGCCGTGACGTCAGCCGTTTCTGCAATTCGTTTCTGGTCTTTTGCGAACTGCTCCTCTTCTCGCTCTGTCTGCCAAGCAAGAATCTCATCAAGTTGCGTTTGTGAGTAGAGGGTAGAAGCGCCAGGGATGTATACCGGCGTGGCTTTAGGTCCAACGTAAAAGGTGTCTTCTTCGACATGCTTGAAGCCATACTTTTCAGTAGTGGACGGAGGGACTATGATTCGCTTCTTGCCTGCTAGTTTCATGCTTCCTTTCAGCGACTCACCAAGCAGCCTGGGGAGCTAAAACTTAGGCTTGCCGCCACCCCGTAGGGGAAATAAAGCGGGGGCCACCCAAAGGCAGCCCCCTGCTTATTACGCGATGTTGAGCCAAACCCAACCGTAGTCAGTCGTCACGGAGATCGGAGCCATTACGACACCGAGTTCCTGCTCGTCTTCAGCAGACCCGTCACGGTTTAGTGCCATCACAGCACCGGCTGTGGTAGCACCTGCTGCTCGAATGTGCTGCCCAACGACAACAGTGCCGCTGATGAGAACTGGTGCAGGTCCCTTTGTCTGGACCCAGCAGTAACTGGCAGCAGCAACTGGAACTGTAGCAACTCCAACAGTTCGGTTAAGAACTGTAGTCGGAGTAACCACAATGTTTGCATACGAGTTCGGTCGGATACTCGACTCACTGTCAGTGTCAGTTGCCGTAATGATCTTCTCAGTACCAGCGAGTTTGAGAGTTATAACACCCCCAGCATCAACTGCCTCGTGAGAGTCGATCTGGTAAACAATTCCCACACCCGCTGTACCAACAGCGTTTACAAAGACGCTGCCGTCTGTGTACAGGTCTTTAACTGCCGCTGTTGCACCAAGAGTAGCCACGAAAGTAGTCGCACCGACAGCGTTAGCTGCGGTTACTAAGTCCATGTCGTGGTTAGCGGTAGGTTGAGGCGTGGCAACAATCTTGCCTGGGGCAAGAGCGACTGCTCCGTTTAGGGAGTAGGCGTACTCTCGGCCATTACCTGTGCGAAGAACCGTGCCTAATGCGCGCTTCTTTGTGGTCGAGGTTTCTTTTTCCTGACCAGGAGTTCCGTACACATCTACTGGATATGCCATGATTTTCCTTAGGGTTTGATAACCCAGCTAGGTCCGTTTAAATAAGTAGCTCGGTCCTAGGTAACAGCTACAAGGCCTTCAGTCGCGGCCTTAACGATAGATTTGTGGACTTTACTCTTACGGCGGTGTGTCTTCAAGCCAAGCACTGACGTGAATACTCGGTCGTCATCAACACACACATCGCAGTGGAATTCGCCCTGATCCTCAGCAGCCACGGGAGACTTCTTCGGCTGTGCCGTGTCAATCTCCCGTGTTGCATGAGGGTCACTAACAACGTAGTCAGGGTGTTCAGTGGTATTAGACCCTGGAGGCGCCAGAAGGAATCCTCTAGAGAGGTACTTCTGGAGACTGTGCGGGTCACCCGGCATGTTAGGCATAGGGAGCCATTTTCCGTCAACCTCTTTGTAGAGGGTGACTTTCTTGACTCCTGAAACCTGCATGGTCACAGGTGTATAGCCAGAGCGCCTAAGCACTTCTCGCAAATCATCTGTGATCTTGATTTTCCTACCGGGCATTAATTACCTACCTAGACTAAGACGTTGCCAAGTCACCAATTTCGTATTCCAGAGCAGCACCGAGGCCGTCATCGACTTCAAACATAGAGTAATCCTCAGTGATGACGATTTCCCATGCACGAAGCGAGATGTCTCGCTGTCGTTCCTCAGACTTACCCTTGGCGACAAGGTAGCCCATAGCGTTCTTGTTTGCGATGACACCGAATCCGGAGTCAACGCTTGCAGTCTTTGCGATGTTTCCATCTTCAAAGAACGGTACTCCACTGACCTTAATGCCAGTCCAGAAGTCCGTCAGAGCGTCAGCACTGAACGGCTTAGGCAGGTTACCGCCAGAAGCGATAGGTCCAGAGAAGCCGCTAATGAACTTAAAGATCGCATTAGGGTGATGGACAATAAACAAAGGCGATCCCATCTTTGCTGACTTAGCCTTGGCAATACATGCCGAAGCGTTAGCCAGCGTGAAGTCGGCACCGTCGGCACCGAATTCAGTTCCACCGTTAAGTCCGGTGAAGAGCGCTATTGCATCAGTGTCCTTCTTGCGAGCCATAGCAGTACCCATCTGACGACCGATAATGCTGAAGACTGACTCGTTATTCTGACGAAGCAGAATGTCAGTCACGATGACCTTAAGGCCGACCTCAGCCGTCGTTGCCGAAACAATCGATGGGTTGATGTCTTCCGTATCAGTCATGTCGATACCCTCATCCAGATCGGATGCGGTCATCGTGCCTACCTTAGGGATATCAAGCTGATAGTGCCCTTTAGGTAGATTGAACCTCTCAATGAGGCTTACAACGGGCATGTTGTGCTCTTCAGTTTCGCGTGCTTTTACAAGCATGATGCGAGACATCTGTTGCAACACGGACGTTGTACTTGTCTGTAGTTGTGTGGCCATTTTGATTCCTCTGCCGATGGCTAGAAGATTGACATGCCTAACCGTTTAGAAGCGGCGGATGCCATGTCTCTGTTGACACGAGTGTCGCCAGCGGCGTAAGCGTCTAGTATTCGCACGTCATCTGACGGTGCGACTTCGGCCTCAGGATTACTTGAATCAAATACCTGTGCGCCACTACCTTTAGCGAGTTGCGACTCTAACTTTGCCGTCCGTGCTAATGACTTAGCGTGGAGTTCCATATAGTTAGGGTCGTTAATCGCCTGTAGTTCAGCGAACGGGACTTGGTGCTGTGCAGCAAGTTCATAAGCACGGGCGTTGCGGACTTGTTCCACAACCTGTCCTTGTGCAGTTGATGTAGCCGTTTCAGCCGACGTCACTCCCTTAGTGGCGAGATAGTTCTGCTTGGCAAGGTCACCGTAAGCATTGGCCATTTCTGCCGCTACGGAGTCCTCGACCCCACGCCCAATCAAAGCGTCGTACTGCTGCTGTTTCCAGCCTTGAACAGTATTATCAAGAACAGCAGATTCACGCTGAGTCTGCTGCTCTTGTCGTACTTGATTCCCTTGCTCTACCTGACTACTAAGCTCTGCAATGCGCTGGTCAGTCTTGGATTGATATTCCTTGAAGCCAGGCTGTTCGTAAAGCGGTTGTTCAGGCGTTGCCTGCGGGTTGTCATCATTGGCGGTCTGTGCCGGTGCTGCCGTCCCGTCCTCACTAGGAGCGTTATCAGTCACATCTTTTGTAAGAGTGCCTTCTGGTTCATCTTGAACGACTGTGTTAACTGCCCCCAGATCTTCTGGAAGAGATTGCGGTTCTTGCTCAGGTCCTTTGTTGACCATATTCTTTTTGTCTCCTCGTGTACCACTAATGGTGATATCCGATGGTTTCAAATACTAACAGATGTTATCGACCTGCTGCTGCCGTCGCCGTCGCTCTAGTATCGGCGGTCGTGAATTCATCGAAGGCTTTAGGGACGCGAGTCGGGATAGCTAACGGAGGAGGGAGTTTTTTATTCCCTGCCTTTTGAGCACGAGATTCTTTTGTCGTGAATTCATCAATGCCCGCAGCGCCGGGAGCCTCAGCTAAAGGAGGTAGGCCGTCACGTATGCGTGCGTCGTTGTAGTCAGAGTCGATTACTTCCTGACCCTCCTTGATTCCTGTCCTGACCTCTCCTATGTCAGGGCGTCGTGACTCTATTTGGGCATTTACTTCAGCTTCGTCCTTTGCCCAGATTTCAGTAAGCGCGTCACGGGCGTTATTGGACAGCGTGTAATTTATCTTCTGTTTATCAGGAAGAATGTCGAACATAGCCTGCGGGATGACCTTGTTGTTCGTGTTCGCAAGCACCCACTGCT